ATCATTAGACTACATTTAGTAATTCTAAATCACTCTCTCCTGTGTTGAGGTTAGTAGTGATTGAGTTGATTTTATATTCTCTTGTTGCTATCTTAAGCGTATCTGCTAATGTGTAACTAATAAGAACCCCAACAGGTAAATAAGCCTTTACTTTTGTTAATCGCCTCTTAGAGTTGAATACATCTGAAATGTAGTCTTGATAGTAGTTAGCAAATAGCGACCCATCAAAAGTTCCCGTAGGTGTGTACTCGTTAATCTCTACTGAGAAGTGGCAAGTATCATCATCTGTTGCTGAATTAGTAGATACTGAATTGCTTGGTATCGTGTAATCGTCTATATCAGTCTGAGAACTTGTTAAGTCATTCAAGAATCGTATCTCAGTACCATTTGTAATTTGAATAGGATAGAATAATAAAGGCTGACCAAAATAAGGGTCATCGTTATCATCTACATACCACCCGAATTGTACATCTGTATTAGCACCTCCGTTTACATCCTTGATGCGTGAGTATTGTGCGTGTTCAAAAGGTAGCGTAACCTTATACACATCTCCATCAAACAATTCATCATCCTCTCCTTTGTAATTAATAGTACCCCATCCGATACCTTGCTCTTGTTCGAACTGCTCTGATAACTTACTACCTCTACCCTCGAATCCGAACTCGATCTCTTTAAAAGGTAATGCTGAATTGACACTACTATTCTCTGTTCCTACATACTCAGTAATATCTCTTTCTGTGCCTCCAGCGTAGAAGTCATCTAATGGTTGAACCTTAATCTCTCCATTTTGAGTCTGATAAGCAGTCAGATTAAACATCTTGAATAATCCCGATAGAAAATCAATGATTTTCATATCAGGAAGCTGTTCCGTAGGGTTAAAAGAGTAGTTAGCCCCTAATGATTGAGGTGCTGAACTATAGTAAATATTACTTTCTCCTAAAAAGGTGTTAGATAGTGTCCAATTTAATTGAAAAGAATCTCCTCCTGAACCTGTAATGTAAACCTCATATCCAAAAGAAGAATTAGTGAGTGTTCCTGTTAAAGAAGTTGTACCTCCTCCGCTAACTACTTTAGTTGCATAAGAAACACCATCCTTTTTTATCTCAATAGTATAATCATTTGAAGGTGCAGTAGTAACATTTAGTGTATAATCAATATATTGACCTGCTCCTAATCCAAAAATACTCAAAGCAGCAGTATCTAAACTTACCCCTGTCATTGAACTTGAATCTGGAGAAAAAGAAGTGTATAAATCTGTGATATCCTCGTCTTCTTCAAATACACTACCCTTCTTACGATGCATCCACATATACAAGTTGTAGAACTGCGGATTATCCGTTTGCTTGATAAAAGAGTCGCTTGTGAAAGTAATTCCTAAGTCAGCTTCCTCAATAGCTTTTACTATAAGCCATAATCTGATCGCATACTTTAACTCTCCGTAATATACCCCTCTGTGTAAGCTACCCGAAGGATATAAATTACCACCCGAAGGGTCAGGATAAGCAGGATAAGATGTACCACTCGAATCGTAGAATAACTGAGTAGTGTGTGTAATTAGTGGGCAAGTAATTGCATCCGTGTAAGTAGTTGAATCTACGGTTACATCTTGACCTCCACTTGTTAAAATACTTCTAACTTGAGTCGAATCATAGTCTTGAGTGAAATATCCAAGCCAAGCAAGAGCAGATAACTTTGTCTCCCCTAACTTGTCTTTAAGGTTTACTGTGTTACCGAAAAAGGTAATCTTATATGCATAGGCTTTATTGCCTCTTAAATCTACACCCTCTAATTTTATCTTACCATCTCTAAAAGGCAAGTGATTGATCTCGATTCTTGCTGTTACTTTCTTTCTCGCATCAAAACCATTATCTATATCAAAATTATAGTAGTGTTTAAATATCTTGTTATTAGCTTTAGAAGCAGGAATAGTAAACGACTTAGAGAAGTCTGTAAATACTTTCTCAATATCCCTTACATTCTGGATAGTCTGCGTAAGTGAGATAACCTCATCTTTAAACAAATCAATCCGCTCGTTTTCTATATATAGTTGCGTTACTTGCATTAGCGTACATTCTGAATCTTATCGTAAGCAAAAGCGAAATCAAGAGTATAAGCAATCAGCTTCTCATTTACACTCTTCTTCATTTGTAGTGAGTTTGTATTTACATTTACAGGATACACATTAGTACCGTCATCTATCCATACACTCTCTGACATTAATAACTGCTTGATAGGGTCATTTAGAGACTCTACAATATATCCTGTGCTTAATTGGATGGTTTCGTTAGCTACGATATCAAATCGTCTGTTAGCGTGTTTGTAAATGTTATAATCAGCAGTAGGTACACTTGAAGCAAACTCAATGATATTACGCTTGTAGTTTGATGAGGTGATATTTATACTCTCAGTAGATTTCTTGTTAAACCACAAATCCTGTAACGCTCCGTACTTGTTATAAAAGATAACTCTATAAGGAGTGTATTTAAGTTCGCATATTTCTTTTAAGGTAATTACTGTAGTATCAGTATATACTCCGTTTGTAATCGTGATCGTATCACCATCACTTAGATTCTCAGTTCCCGTGATGTTTACATACTGAATCTTCTGATTAGAATTACCATCGTCTGTAATAACAATAGTAGTTGAGGTAGTTGCCCAAGAAACATCGTAAGCATCCCAGAAATCATCGACCGCTTCCCAATAAGAAGTAGCACCACCTGTTGAATAAGTAATTGTAGCTAAAGACTCTGCAAAGATCGGAATCTTAATATCCTCTCCCTTGATAAAATATACTGTAGTATTGTCTTGTAATAGCTGAGGTGTATAAGAATCAGCAGAAGGACTTGGAGTTTCTCTTGGGTTTATTCCTTCCTCGAAATATCCGTATCCATCAAATGCTAACCAAGTCTTGCCACCTGTTCCTGAAGGACTGCCCGCAGGGTCTGTTGCTCTATAGTAGTCTGCATCGAATCTTACCCAAACTGCATCTACTGCCTCTGTATAGTATTCCGTGTAGATATAGTCTCTTACTAACTCACTTAACTCTAAAGGAAATAAATCATCGCCCGAAGTATTGTATTTCGTTAATGTATAAGTTGGACTTGAAGGTTTATCACTAATAGATGTTCCTGTCCATATTCTTATTTCGTATTCTGCACGAACATAATTTCCCGAACTAAACGCAGGGTTCATAAATAGTGGACTTCGTACATTTGCTATATTGCTCATAAATTATCTTTTGTTGTAAACTCTAAAAAATCTTCTACATCTAATGCGTAAGCCTCAATTAAATCTTGAGGTAATCCTTTAAACGCTTTCTCAAATGGCTTAGTAAAGAACATACTTGCTTTGATACCTTTCTGATAGATGCTTGTTGCTATTGCGTATTTTAAACTTTGTCTTTTAATGAATCTTCCCTTTTCGTCTCTTACTCCCTTAATACCTTTCTTAATTACCCACTTGTCTAAACTCGATGGAGGTATCATCTTGAATCTTCCTGAGTACTTATAAGGACTCGTTCTGTTCTTAGATTTTAAAGGGTCAGCTCCTTGTACCCCTTTATCGATAAACATTCCATAGTCCTCCATTAAAAACGCAAGACTAAAGGAATTAGGGAATACATCTACATCATACTTAAGAGACCGAGCAAGATTACCAGAAGCAATACGCTTTTGAGACTTAAGACTTCTCTTAGCGTTTCTTATTACTTCCTTAGCAAATTTGTTTAGTGCCTTCTCTGTCTCTTTGAAGTCCATTAGCAAACATTTATATCATTCGCAATCATTACATCAAAGGTCGCAGTCCATCCTGCAATCTGATTCTCAAATCGGTCTCTAAAAGGCTCTAAGGTTACATCACCTATTACTTGATACTTCTCTTGGTATAGTGAGCCGATTCTTAGTTTCTGGATTAGTTTGTTTAGAACTTGAAGCTGCGTGTTAAGCACATCTTGCTCATTGTCGTTTCCTGTGAAGATATCTGTTACCTCAGCTTTGCTCTGATCTACTATATCCATAGCAAGAACCGAGAAATTAAAAGTAAGCACATTCTCACCACTTGTTGCACCATTAACTATTAAGTGCGATAAAGGGAATATCGTTTGCTTATCTAAATCTACTTCGGTAATATCTCCGTAGGTTACTGTATTACAATTAGGGTCGGCTTGTAGGGTATCTCTAATAATATCTGTTACCCTGTAAAAACCATTCATTACGCTCATACTTTGCCTTTTATTTGTTTAGCCTCTAATTCCGTTTTCTCTTTTTCGAATGTTAGGAACATAAGGCATTCGTGTATCTTTAATTGAGTGATATGTTCAAATCGTCTAAGATCTCCTTGAGCGATTGTGTATATTGACTGATACCACCCCCATTTTGCTCCGAACTGAGATACTGCACCAAACGAGTCTCCTTTGACTCCTCCAAATAGTTCATCATAGCTTTCGACAAGTCTATCCCTAAACGATAAAAAAAAAGTATAGAACTAATAGCTGCATCCATCGGCATATCCTTATAAACCTCAGCATCTACTACTTCATAATCCACGATGTTATACTTCTTACCGTGCTTCTCTTTTACAGGTCGATAGAGAACTGCCATCGCTCTGTGCATCTCTTGCCAATCTGGTAAGTAGGTATCTAAATCCACATACTCACCAAAACTCATATCATCAAGATTAGGAATAAAGCCATACTCTACTCCTTTCATTTTAAATCTCTGAACGAGCTGAGGTTTCTGATTAAGCATTGAGGTTAGTACCTCAACAATCCCATCTATGTCTTTGTATCGCATCTGGTAAGCATCCTTGAGTTTTACTCCGCAGAATATCTCAAGCATCTTAAGAGCCATAAACTCTTCTGTTACCTCACCTTGATACAATTTAACGAACCTCTGATATTGACCTAATGTGATCTCACTTAATTCGCTCGGTACATTGATTTCTAATTTCATAATCTTACTCTTACTTATATAACGAATGAAACGCTTAGTTTTTAAACAAAAAAAAAGACAGCCTTACGGGACTGCCTCTTTCAAACTAAACTTAACTCTTATGAGCTACTAATATAGTAAAAATTATCTTACTGCATAAGAACCGTAGTTAGGATTCTTCAACTTATAGGTGATTGCGTATCGTGCAGCATCTATCAAATGACAATGTGCATCCTGTGGAGTATTTGACCTTCTTTCAAGCCAACTGTAATTATTCAACTCTTTGATGAGGTTCGTGCTATCAGGGTCTATTACTAAGTCATAGTCTTGCATTATTGTAATCCCTTCTGTGATAGTAGTCTTTTTAATAGGCACTATATTACATCGCTTCTTGATTTCTGCAATAGCCATAGGACTCGCTGAATCAGCTACGATTAATTGATTACCTGCGTGTTTGTAATCTAAATCTCTAAGGTCTGTTGAGGTGAGATTATAAAGATAGAAACACTCCTTTAAATATATCTTCTTTTGCTTTTGGTCTATACTTACCGCACATAAAGTAGATGGGTCTGTGAATCCAAAATCCTGACCATATAGTACATTACCCGTATCTACGAACTCTCCTATCTCCCAATTCGTAAAGATTACCCCCTCAGCTTTGTCTAACCACCCTCCTAATATCTGGTGCTTGTACTTTTCAGGTCTGCGTAACCTCATCTGCTCGATCTGAGCTATGAAAGAATCGTTGAGGTACTTATAGTTGTCTAAGTAGGTACTGTGTATGTAGGTGGTATCTCCTTTCGTTATGTTGCTCCCTTCCTGTACTCCTCTATCCTCAAAGAACCGCTTATAAATAAAATGCTCCTTAGTAGTAGGGTTTAAGATTAGAATGACTCTATTCTGATTCTTGTTAGAACGAATTGAGAAGTCTATCGTGTCAAACTTCTTTTCATCTGTTAGTTCCTCTGCTTCTTCTAATACCCAAGTAGTAACTCCCTGAATAGATTTTAGTGAAGCTGTCTGAT